AGGAGATTCAATCTCTAACGCAACAAACAAAACGGTCAACCAAAACATTAACATAACGGTTGATGGTTCTAAGAACCCTATTGAAACTGGGTATTCACTAAAGAAATCATTAAACGATTTTTCAGAGGAGGCAAGATAATGTCAATAATTCTAAGAGCATCAAGTATATTCGGAGCAGCAAAAAGTTTGCTAACAAAAAGAAACTTTGTATTCGGAGATGTTAAAAAAAATCTAACAGTTGAGATAGACACGGTTTTATCTTGGGAGGTTAGTTCTGGGAAGTCTATTACAGAAATGCCACTAGAGGTTGGGGCAGGTATTAACGATCATACCTATTTGAATCCAACATCGGCGATAGTAACCATCTCAGAGAGTAAGTTTGGGAATGTATTAGACCAGATAAACAGCATTGCTAACTCGTTCAGAGAGGTAGATGTAGACAATATCTCAAAAGATGTGTTGAGTAACAACCTTAGTTTTTATCAAAGCACTAAGGCTAGTAAGAAGCTTGAAGAGATATATGCTATCCTTGAGGACTTAGAGATAACCTTTATCTTGGCACTACCTAACGGAACTTATAACAATATGGTTCTTCAAAGTGTAATACCAACAGGCGACACGACAACACAGGGTGGATTTAATGCGACTCTAACATTCAAACAGGTCAATCTTATAGGAGAGCTGGATTCTTTAGGGATTATGAGTTATTCAGGATTTAAAGAAAAGTTAGATGTTAGTGCTAGTGTATCTAGCTTTGTAAATGGAAAGTTGGGGAGATAATATGCAAGAGATAAAAATAGAAAATGTCAAGCAACAGAGTTTTGAAACGGTTTTCAATGACAAAACATATAATGTCATCATAAGATACATTGATAAGTATGATTACAGCACCATATCCGTTGAATATAACGGTGAATCAATTATTGCTAACCGAGTGGCTACGATTGACAGAAATGTGCTTATAGATAGCTTTGGACTGGGTTCATTGCTCGGACTGTTTAATGTTGGTGAAGTAAAGAATCCAAACTACGAAAACTTCGGGACTGATGTTAAACTAATTTATGAGGAGTAGATATGCTAGGAAGAAAGATAAAAGTTGTTATAACTTTCCCAGAGGGACAAGGAGAGCCGATAGAATACGATGAGAGAATGAATATCTCTTTCACCGTAAACAAGACTATGGCTGATAATGACAATGGTGTTAATAACGCCGAAATCTTAATATCCAACCTATCTAACGACTCCCGTCAAAGAATAGAAAAATGTGCAGCAAGTGAGTCAGAAAAAACAAAAGGTGGAATAACTACCGTAACATTATATGCAGGGCATAAAGATTATAATGTTATTTTTACTGGAGGAATCCGAAATGTTAAACAAGACAGAATTGGAACTGATATAAACACAACAATATTTGCTTATGACAAGACGCTGACCGTTCCGATAACTGTATCCGTAAAAAACAAAAGTGTCCGTAAGCTTCTAATTGACGAAGCTAAAAAGAAGGGCTTTTCAGCATCAATAGACATTGAGGATAGAATGGTAGTGGATTATGCATTTGAGGGAAGCTTCAGAGATTTTCTACTAGAGCTATCAAAGGACTATCATTTCAGCTTTTTTGTTAATGACGGAGTTCTTTTTGTCTATGATAAAAACAAGCCAAAGAAAACAGCTAAGATTATAAGCAGATTCAATGGTCTGACTGGTATTCCAAGAATAAGTGAAGAGGGTTGCATAATTCAATCAGTATTAAATCCAGCTAACGGATTGGGCGACTTAGTAACATTAGACGCTTCTTTTGGTGATTTTAACATCGGTGATTTAACAATCAGAGGTGGCTTGATAAAAGGAACTGACATCAGTGGCTTCAATGGGAAGTATAACGCATTAAACGGAGATTATATAGTTAAATTCGTAACCCACAAGGGTGAGAGCAGAGCTGACATCTTTACGACCACACTTGAAACAATATATACATCAATCGCAGATATAGAGAGGAACTTGTCGTGATAAGTCTAACAACAGTTATAAACAAAGCTTTTAGCTATCATTTTAAACGTTTGAACACAACTATCCTTTGTGAAGTCGTGGCATTGAACGGGAATAATGTTGACCTGCAACCATTGATTAAAAGTAAATACAGAGATGAAGAAAACAACATCACTGACAGACTTGCTCCTATTTTGTTGAATATTCCTGTTCTAACATTACAAGCAGGAGGATTTAGTGTTCGTATGCCTATTTCAGTTGGCGACCAAGGACTAGCAATGGTTAACCAACGAGATATAAGAAACTGGAAGAAAACAAGAGGGGTATCTACTCAATCATCAACTAGAAAGTTTGACATCAATGACAGCTTCTATTTGGGAGCTATATTACCAGCAGGTAAGTCAAACGCAACAGATGGAATATACTTAACAAATGACTCCGATTTGTATTTTTCGGTAAAAAGTGATAAGGTAGAAACTAACCTAGATATATACTGTCCTCAGATATTCTGCACAAACATAAATATGAGTGGAAATATGACAGCGACAGGAGGTGCAGGAACAGGTGTAGTTAATGCGAATAACATCGTTACACCATCGGTTGGAGATTATAACAGCCATACACATAGTGGAGTCGATGTTGGCTCTGGAAACACAGGAGAACCGAGTTAATGGCAACAGGATTTAAAATAAATGACAACTTTGACATCAGCACTGTAAACGGTCTTTTTGTGTTCGCTAAAGGAAAAGGTGAAATCCAACAAAGAATCAAGCACGAATTACTAACATTTAAAGGTGAAGATTTAAACAATACAAACAGGGGGCTTGATGTTGAAAACATTATGCTTTCACAAGAAACATCAAAGACACAGCGAAAAGAAGAGATTATCCGTTGCTTGTCTTACATAGAGGAAATTGAAGTATTAGACATTCTTGAGGTCGTTGAGGACAGGGTGGCTAAATATTACATCAATTTAAAATACAACAACACAATAGAAACAATAACATTTGAGGTGCAATAATGGGAACTATAACAAATAACGGATACAACAGAACTTCTTATGCAGATTTACAAACTCTGATAAGAGCGATTTACACAGATAATTACGGTGGAGATTTTGTAGTTGACCCTGCAACACCTCAAGGACAGCAAATACAAGCTTTTGTTGACTTAATGAGTCAGTTAGAAGATGACAAGGTTGATTTGAATAACTTTTTTGATTTAGACATAGCCACAGGGGAGTGTTTAGACAGGCTGGGGGCTATCATTGGTATCCCTAGGCTAAGTGGCTCACCATCACAGGTTAACACCACTGTAACAAGCTCTACAACGGGCTTTGATATACCAGCAGATACAGAGTTCTCTTTATTAGGAGAAACAGACATCGTTTATAAGGTGGAAAATACCGTAGCTATTACGACAACAACTCAATCTGTAACACTAACAAGTGTTGAAAACCTAAACTACGACATTCAAGCTGGCGATAGTTTTGAAACAGTCTTATCGTTCCCAGAGATTTTAGACATTGAAGTTGATACTTACATCGATGGAGTAGATGTAGAAGATGATTCCGACTATTTAGCACGAATTAAACTGCTAAGAAGTGGAGCATATAGACAAAGTGGAGTGCAAAGAGTATCTGCAGGATTGTTTGAATTAGAAAATGTGGTAGATGCTAAAGTTTATGACATTAACAACTATCCGACTTTAAGCAACGGAGAGGTGCAAGCAGTTGTTTTGGGTGGGGATAATACCGAAATAGCTAACAGCATACTAGATTCGCTTGACGCAGGCATAGACACGGTAGGAACATCAACAGTAACAGTCCAAGACTTTCAAGGATTAAATGTTGATATAAACTTCAATCCAGCAACAGAGCTAGAAATCGGTTTAAAGCTTATCTATGACTTAAAAACAGCGACTGATTTGACTTCTGCACAGATTCAGGATATAAAGGATAGATACATAGCTTTTTGTAACGATTACAAGATTAACGAGAAAATGGCGACATCAGACTTTGTGAACATAATTGTACCGATATACGGAGAGCAAATATATATAAACACGATAAAGTTTGTCGAAGCAACAACAGAGAAAGATATAATTGAGCCAGATGTGTTTTCTTATATCCGAGCAGATGAAGCTGACTTAACAGTTGAGAAAGTGGTATAATGGTAAATTTAGATTGGTTTATACAGTATAACGAAGCTCCCTTTTTTCAAGGGTGGCTTGCTGACTTGCAAGATTTCGCAAATCAATACAATATGGACGATTTAAAAAGAGTTTATGATCTAGATGAAGCTACGGGCTATCAATTAGACGACATCGCTAAGTTAGTTGGATTAGAACGACCTGTTAGGTTTGTTGGAGATTCTGGGGCTTGGAGAAGAGGGTTATTTAGAGAAGCAACTTGGGGTGGGAGTGGCTCATCTAGTGTGGTTGGCTTAGATGACTTATCATTTAGGAAGATTCTAAAAGTTCATTGCAGTCAATTAAATGCACCAACGACACTAAATAACATCTATTTATTTTTGATTAACGCTTTCGGAGATTATGATTTTGAAGTTATAGCCGAAAATATGGAGATATTGATAAGACTACCAAGCGACTTGCCAGCGAACGATGTTGCGATAATTTTAACAGGGATAATAACACCTCCACAGGGTGTTGAAGTATCTTACGAGATAATAACTTAGGAGGTTAATATGAAGAAAGCAGATGGCTTTTTAACAGCAGAAACAACAGGCAATATTAAGGTATTGACTGAAACAGAAATAAAAGACGGTTATATTGAGGGGGCTTTAATCAGAGATGATGAAGCTAATGGTCAAATGCAACGGTTGGAAAAAGTCCAGTTCTCAATGAATGACGAGCTAGACACTATTTTAGATGCAGCAGGAATATCACCTAACCAAAATCTAACAGACCAAGTTAAAGATTCTCTTGATTTATTATATAAACCAATCGATGCTGGGGAATTTCCTAAAGGCTACATAAACGGTGGTGTGGTTAGCAATGACGCAACAACTCCTGATGAAATTATTGACATAACAGCAGTCAAGACTCGTTCAGCAGATAACTCAGAAGACATAGACGTAAGTGCAGGAAGCTTAGACATAACAGATAGTGCTGATTGGGCTAGTGGAACTGTTCCGAGCTTAACAGACGCAACAATCCACACTTGGGCAGACTACAACTCAGGCACACCTAGATTTATACTAGATGATGTAACTGGTTCTAATCTAACAGACGCAGGGAAAGCAAGAAGAGTTGGTTCATTTATTACAGATGCAAGTGGAGATATAGTTCCTTTTGCAACAATGGAGTTAGCTAGTGGTGCATATAAACTA